TCCAGACACACTAAGTTCCGGGTATTCCGGACTTCAAATTAACGGATACGCATATCTTATTGGCCATAGTGGCGGCGACCATTACATAACGAATAATGCTTATTTCAATAGTGGTTGGAAATACGGGCAAACATCTACAGCACAAAAAGTAGAGTTAGCAAGCGGAAGAATTACGTTAATGACTGCGGCTTCAGGTTCTGCTGACGCGGCTATCACTTGGAATACGGGGTTGGTGCAAGATAGCGCAGGGCTTATTGGTATAGGCGTAAATGCTCCTGATTCTTCATTGCATGTAAAAATAGCTTCAAGATCAACTGCTTATGATGCTGATAACGCTGCGACTTGGGCAGACATGGTTGTGATGAATCCAAGTGGTGCAGATACTTCAGCGACAGGTATAGCCTTTTATAACAATGGTACATATCATACAAATGCAGCTTCAGGAATAGCATTAGTTAAACATACTGCTTCTTCTGATTATGGCTCAGATCTGGCGTTTATAGTAAGACCACAATCTTCGGTCGCAATAGAGGGCATGAGACTTACTTCTGCTGGATATTTAGGTCTAGGAACTACGGGGCCAACAAGCCCTTTACATATAGCCAGTTCGACAAATAGAACAATGTTATTAGATTTTACTGGAGGTTCTGGTGGTTATACTTGGGCTTCTTTTAAACAAAGTGGTACAGAACAATTTAGAATTTTTGGTGATTATAATCATGATTATCTAGCTTTTTATAATGATCAAGCAAGTCTATATCAACTAGTCTTAAATGATGATGGTAAGGTTGGTATGGGAATTCAAGAGCCACTTGACACTTTGCACGTAAATACAACTTCTGGCTGGTCAACTTTAAGACTATCAGGTGCTTCTGACTCAGGTGGTCAAATAGAATTTTATGCCGGTACTAATAAGAAAGCTAACATGTGGGCTGATAATTCTACAGGTGACCTTTTTGTTAGAGCCGGAGGAGTTAATACAACAGTTAAGTTTAATGCAGATGGTAATTGGGTAGGCCCACACGAAGATTGTAACCAAAGACATTTAATAGGTCGTGGGCCATTTAATGTGTTTGATTTTGCTGATGATTGGTCTCAGACGTATGACCCTGCAAATAATACAGAACACAGCGTGTTAGGCAGTAGTAATACTAATCAGATGGGCGTAACAATGACATATCCATCTTCATCGGCTAATTGTTCAAAGTGTGTTCTTACATACCAAAGAACTCCTACTGGAACTGTAGGAACAGTCTTATTATGCGAGCCATCTACTAGTAGTACATTTAACGGTGGTTGGGGTAGTGGTCCATTTACTGTAGACCCAGATAAAGGCTATATCATGGGATATTATGCTAAACGAACTTCTTCAGCTTCAAATGGTACACACTATGCTGGATTTTCACATGGGGTTGCAGCAGGAACTGGTTCAACAGTAGACAGTAACCCATACTTCCAAGCGTTTACTAATGCGGGTCTACCACAAGATGTTTGGACTTTACATTATTATCACCTACACCCCAGGTATTACACCGGCACAGGAGACGGAGGTATTGGCGGTGTATATAGGTGTGATACTGGAGCTAGGATATACGGACAGACTGCTTGGAAACAACCAACTAACCAAACAACACAAATATTCAGAACTTACAATTATTATAGTGGGAATGAGGATGTATCAATACAATGGTACGCACCTTTTGTGTATGAAATTAACGGACATGAACCAACAGTAAGCGCTTTGCTACCTGTTGACTCTACATAGAAAATTATTATGGCAAGAGAAATATTAGATAACGGACAGATTAAATTAAGCGATGAACGCATTATTAATCCGTTGTATTGGGACGAAGAATCTACGGGGTGGAAAGAATATGACTTAGATAAGTTAGATTTGTCTTCTGCAGATAAGACTTGGATAGGAAATAACTTAACTGACGCACATAAAGATAAGTATAAAGAGGCTTTTGGCGCACCAAAACTATGACAACAACAAAAGCAGCAGCAATGGAGAAAATAGCAGCACACGAAAGAGAGTGTGCTATACGCTATGAAAACATAGAAAAACGCCTGGATAAAGGTGATGCTAAGTTCGATGCTATGGATGCCAAGTTTACAAAATACATTTTAGGTCTATACGCACTGATTATAGTTGCGTCTGGGATAGACCGACTGTTTCATTAATATATCAATAGGAGGTAAAGATGGAAGAAAATCAAGTAATAGGATCTATCTCAAGTGAGGACGTTAACCTTGTTTGGGAGAAAGATATAAAAGGTAAGCACATTGTGACCTTGTATACTGTCCCTAAGAAAGATGGTGAAAAGCCTGAAAAACTTAAGTCTATGACGTATAAAGGTTAAAATTAGGTATAATCAGTTAAATACATATTTTAAGGAGTAACTTATGACTGAAGAAGTAAAAAACGAGCAACCTCAAATTCAAACTGTTGACTTTGAGGGGAAGAAATATAACACCGAGGACCTAACTCCTAGAGTGGTCGAAGGGTTTAACATGCTAATCAAGCTGCAAGGCGAAGTGGTAGAGCAATCTTATCAACTTAAAAAGAGTCAAGCAGCACAACAGGGCCTTTCTAAAGAAATATCTGAGAATATTAAAGAGGATAAAATCAAGGAGGCACCTGAAATAATTGTGGAGGACGAGTGAAGGCATTATTAAAAAACATTGTAGGCGCAGTAGCTCCTACTCTAGGGACTGCATTAGGTGGTCCTATGGGCGGAATGGCTGCAAACATGATTGCAGACGTTCTGGGTTGTGATAATAATCCCAAAGCTATAGAAAAAGCAGTACAAGCTGCAACACCTGAACAGATGCTTGAGCTTAAGAAAGCTGAACAAGCGTTTGAAGTTCAGATGAAAGAGCTTGAAGTTGATGTATTTAAGCTAGAAGTAGCTGATACCCAAGACGCTAGGAAAACTTTCTCCAAAGACTGGACTACTAGAATTATGGGTATTGCTACCCTGGGCGGTTTTTTAGGGTATATATTCCTAGTCACGCTCCAACCTCCCGAGCAAAACAGTGAGGCATTGATCAACTTAGTTCTCGGCTACCTTGGAGGCCTTGCAAGTGCTGTTGTTTCTTTTTACTTTGGTGCATCTAATGGGGGTGGTAAAGATGAATAGAGCACAGTTAATAGAAGAATTAAAACGTGATGAAGGTGTAGTACTTACACTTTATAAATGTTCAGCTGACAAAAATACAATTGGTGTGGGCAGGAATTTAGATGATCGCGGTATTACAGAAGACGAATCTGATTACTTATTGAGTAATGACATAGATATTTGCATAGATGAACTAGAGGGTACATTCCCCTGGTTTCAAACTTTATCTGACACAAGACAACGAGTCATGATTAATATGTGTTTTAACTTAGGACTGTCTAGATTGATGGGTTTCAAAAAGTTCTTAGCTGCTATGGAAGCAGGAGAATGGGAAACAGCTGGCGTGGAGATGCTGGATTCAAAATGGGCGAGGCAAGTTGGGCCGAGGAGTACCCGCTTACGAGACTTAGTTCTGGAGGGGTAATGTGGCGTATTTTAAGTTAATAACATTCGGAGGCATAGCACCGCAAGTTTCCCCCAGGTTATTAGCTGACACTTTGGCACAAACTGCTGAAGACGTCATACTCGACAGTGGGCGTTTAACCCCTATCCGTAACAACACAGATGACTATACGCTAAGTACAGCGGGTCAAAACTCAATTTATAAATACGAAACTGGCGGTAATGAGTACTGGCTTGAATGGGCAGATGAAGGAGTTGATGTAGTTCCTGGACCCATAGCTGCTGATAACACCGACCGTCTATATTGGACCGGGGAGAGTGCTTCTTTCCCAAGGATGTCTAACAATTCAGTTATTACTACAGGATCAGGTGCATATCCTAGAGGGTCGTATCGTTTAGGTATACCAGCTCCAACTGCAGCACCCGCTACAACCATATCTGATTCCGATGTAGGTGGAACAGCAATAGGCTTTGATGCTTCAAGTGCTTCTATTGTTATAGTGGCGGATGACACTATTACCCTTACCACGGCACAATACAATAGCTTAACTACTGGCGACCTTGTTACTTATAGTGATGGAGGAGGCACCGTAGTTACAGGGCTTGCGGATGACACAATCTACCATGTTATTAAAGGCACTTCTCCTAAAATAAAACTGGCGTCTACAGCAGCAAACGCTACTGCGGGTACAGGTATAGATCTTACTGGAGTAGGTGTAGGTAGTTCTCATAGTATTACTCCGCTGGACGATAAAACTCAAACTGAATACAGTACATCTTACGTGTACACCTTTGTGTCTGCGTACGGAGAAGAAGGACCCCCATCAGCAGCTTCTACAGTATTTGATAAAGTAGACGGACAAACAGTTACTATATCTGGTATGGAGACAAGTGCAGGTTCTGGGGCAGGTCGGACTAATACCAACCTAGCTACTAAACGTATTTACAGATCTAACACAGGTTCAAACACTACCGCGTTTCAGTTTGTTAAAGAAGTTAGTTTGGCTACTGCTAGTACAACTGATGCTTTAAATAACTCGCAGCTCGCTGAAGTTATACCAAGTACTTATTGGATAGGGCCACCTAATGAAGTAACTGCTGACTACCCTGAAGGTTCAATGAAAGGCTTAACTGCAATGCCTAACGGTATCTTTGCAGGTTTTACAGGTAAACGTGTTTGTTTTTCTGAACCTTTCTTACCACACGCATGGCCTGTAGCTTACAGAATAACTCTCGAAGAAGAGGTTGTGGGTATAAAAATGGCGGGGCAAGGTCTTATAGTAACTACTAAAGGCACACCTTACCTTATAGCTGGTACTGACCCACAATCAATGAGTGTTGTACGTATTGAAGCTGCCCAGGCGTGTCAAAGTAAAACATCAATGGTTGATATGGGTCCTTACGTTTTATATGCAGGAGGCGACGGTCTTGTTGCAGCTGCAGGTACTGATGTAAATGTTGTTACCGAGGGTATCATTTCTCCAGAACAATGGAGAGCGGACTATTATCCAAGTTCATTACGTGGATTTCTTTGGGAAGGGCGTTATGTAGGGCTATATACTAGTGGCTCTAACTATGGGGGATTTATATTTGATCCTAGGGGAGAGCAACAAAACACACTTACTACTTTAACTCAAACAGGCACTACAGATGCTACTGGTGGTTTTACTAACCCAGTAGATAATGAACTTTACTTAATAGTAGAAACTGGTTCGGGTCCAAGAATACAAAAATTCCAAGGCGCTACTACTAATAAGACGTTTACTTGGAAAACTAAAGAATTTGTTACTCCTAAACCTACAAGCATGGGTTTTGTTAAAGTTGTTGCGGAAGAGTACCCCGTTACAGTGAAAGTGTACGGAGACGGCACTTTGTATTACAACGCTGCTATAAGTACATCAGGCAGTGCTTATTCTGTAACAGGTAGTTCTCCTACATCTTTTAGTGCAGCAGCTATTCCTGAACCTATACTAAGGCTCCCTAGTAAGCTACATAACACTTATGAAATACAAGTTGAGTCAGCGAAAGTTGTTAACGAGATTTGTATTGGTGAGTCTATAGATGAACTTAGGGAGATTTAAATGGCCACTAAAGGTACTAAAGTCCCTTCCGTCTATAAGGTCCCCTCAAAAGCCGACCCTGAATTAAAACTATTTGCTGAATCTATAAAAGAAGCAGTTGAGGTACGTCTTGGTCGCAGAGGCGACCCTCGAGATAGAGCCATTACTCTTAGAGAGCTAATTGACAGTGGCATGGCTCAAGAGCTTACCGATAATCCTTTTAATCCAAATGCAGGCGTGCAAGCTATAGATTTTGAGCCTCAGACTGTAACGGATTATACAATTCCCCCTACGCCTACAGGGTTTAGTGTGTCAGCGGCGTACACTTCTTTTATATTGTCTTGGGATAATGCTCAAATGAGTAACCTTGCGTATACAGAAATATGGCGAAGTGCCGATTCAAGTATAGGCAATGCTATAAAAGTAGATAGCACGACTGCTTTTGTGTGGTCAGAAGAAGTAGGCTACGCTAAAACTTATTATTATTGGGTACGTCATGTAAGTACATCAGACATTGCAGGACAGTATAGTGTTTCTGGCACTGGCACTACGTCTATAGATATAGCTGCGGTCATGGGTAATCTTACGGAAACGCTAGCTGACTTACCTGGGTATAGCACCTTAACTTCTTTAATTAGCAGTTCAGCTGGCACTGCAGCTACAGTTATTAAATCTGCTTCTGCGCCCACACAACGTGATGGC